TCAGCAAGATTCAGCCCGACATCTACGAATGCCGTTGTCGCGGTTACCATTTGACTACGAGAGTGATGTAGGGAAGGAGACAAAAAGAAGAGACTCCCCCGGCGGGTTAACTGCCGGAGGAGTCTCTTTTTTTTTGCCCAAAAATTAGTTAGTTAGTCTAACTAATATCCTGTTTCCGCAGGTCAGGGCGGTGCCGGGTTCTACTCTCCCGCGTCGGCAGCGGCTGGGGGATCGACCTCAACCGGCTGCTCTACCGGCACCGGCTCAGGGGTAACCTGCGGTGCCGGAATGGCCTCTACCTCATCGACAGCGGCGGTCAACTGTTCGATGGCGGCATCCATGTTCGCGGTGTCGAGCGGAGCCTCTGCACCGGCCTTGAGGTTCGCCAACTCAGCGACGAGAGCGGAGACGGCAGCCTTGATCTGGCTGTTCTGGTCTGCGATCCGCGCTGCGTAAGCGTCGAAGACTTCTTGGTTTGACATGATGATCCTCAGATATCTTTCTGTTCGGGCGACTTCGATTTGAAGCCCAATGGTTTTGATTTCGATGTATTCAAGTGACTCCAGTACGCGACTGCGGAAGCCAAACATGTTGCGGCCCTTTCAAAGTCAGTGTAGCTCAACCTGTTTCGGGTCTAGCTCACTGCGGCGTTGGGAACACCGGCTTCTCTACCACCACTGGGGTGTCCTGCTCTTCCTGTTTCACCGGCTCGCTCTGGGGCGCTGCGTCCGGTGATGCTGCGGGTTTCTTCCTGGGTGCCACCTTGTTCTCAAATCCTTTGCGGCGCAATCAAATTGGGGTATCTCCCTGCCTTAATTGTATCAGCAGATTCAGGAGAACCAGTCCCGCGAGCGGGGATGTGATTCAGGTTTTTTCTTCTTCCCTCCGCGACGTTGGTTACACACCAAATGGCAAGGGACAAGGTTGTTTACATCCCAGTTGAGTGGGTCATCCCACTTCAGTTCGTTGACCGGAATGATGTGATCGACGGTGGGCGAATGGGGATCGGGCCACTTGAGCGCGAGGTCGATGAACTCGCCGCACTCGTCGCAAATCTGGCTTGCCGCAAGCACTCTCGTCTTGGCCCTCTTGAACCTTATTCCTCTGCGGCCCAGTGAGCGCGGATTGTTTTTGTTGGAAGACGTTGGCATGTCAAGAGTCGCACTCTTCAAGTTCTAGTTCTTCACCGAAAACCCTTGCGATCCAAGCCTTTGGGTCTTTCCTGTCTTGCTCAAGGCGACGAAGGTTGCGCTCGTATAGCTGCGTGTATTCTGTGTCTCCGCATCCCTTGCTGCCGATCCACTTCAGGTTCGACGGCGCAGTGTTCGTTATATCGCTATCGATATGAAGGACGCGATACTTCTGGCAGCCCTTGAGATCGCCTGGGTCATAAGGACATCCATGAAATGCGCGGCAGACGAGGAGCGCCACCCGCATCTCTCCAAGCTTCGTTCCCTTGGTGCTTTCACCGGCAATGGTGACTGTCGGGTGCCCCTTTGATTTCCTGCCTGTGAAGCGCGGCTGGAGAACCTTGCCGTCTACTGGCCGCATGAGAACCTGGCCGTTCTTTCGGGTGACCTTTGTGCGATACGGAAGCGTGCGGATTTCACCGCGATCAGACGCTTCGAATCGATCCGGCAGGCCCGGTATTTTTCTCCATTCCGTCACAGTGACGAATCTCCCTGGTGTGATCGTATTGTGCTGCCGCGCTTGGCAATTCGCTTTTTGTCCTGCTTGCCGTTCAGGTACTTCAGGTACTGCTTCGCTGCCCTCTTGTCGTGAAAGACAGCCACAACGCGAGCCATGTTTGGGTCATAGATTTCCCAAGTTTTTTCTGCGTACATCTCCATCGGCTCGAAAGTCCAAGGCAACACTTATCTTCCCTCCTCTGCCCAGTAGGCTTCCAGCACCTTGATGAGCGCCTTCATAACGTCTGGCCGTCCCTGTATCTCTCCCGATACAGCATCGACGTAAGCGGAATCCATTGTGCCGCCGTCGATTTCGCCGTCCATGAACTGGCGGTCGATCTCATGCCAGAAGACTTCCTCAAGCTCCATGACGAGCGGATAGTCTTCTACTTTTACGCGATCAAACATGATTACCTTCCCGTGTTACTGAAGCGGTGAGCCGAAAGTTGTTGCGAGAGACTTGTTTTCCTTGCCCCACTTGCCGCACTCGTTGCACTGGAACCTCTTGTAGGTTCGCGTAGTGGTACGGGCGTATCCCCGGTACTGAATGTTGTCGGAGTCGCATGCAGAGCAGAACGGGCCTACCTCTTCGCCCTCGCGGTACAGCGGGATGTTGATGCCGCTACACCAGGGCAGCATCAGCCCGTAAAGCTCCTCAGTCAATTCCACGTCACGCTTGTTGTACTCAGCCATGAGATTCCTTGCGTCCCATAGCTCTTCGCCCTTGGCGGTGCGGAGCTTCCTCCACAGATCGCTGCCGCCCGTGGCGATCTTTCCCTTCTGGTCAAGATTCCTTGCAACTTCGTTCATTCGGTTGGAGAGAAATGAGAAGTGCCGTTTTGCCTGAACCATCAAGTCGATGTCTTTGTGTGGGCTTGGCGGCGGCAGTTCGTGCATGATCATTGCGGAGCGTAAGTGCTTGACATCAAAGGACTTTGAGTTCCAGCCGACAATGTAGTCCGCTTCGTCCATGACGGCGTGAGCCTTCTTGACCATTGCCTTAGCGCCCCTGTCCCATTCGGCATGGAACTGAACCTCTTTGTCTCCCAACCATTTCCATGCAAAGCAGATGGTTCTTGGCTGTTCAATGATTTGTCCTGGGTTGAGCCACCCGTTCTGGCGCAACGCCCAAATGCCATCTGCGACACCGGATTGACGTTCGATGTCGAGTACTGCAATTTTTGCTGCCATAGAAATCAGCGTATCCCGATCCGTTGCAGGTACTTTCTCAGAACAAACATGCGGTGTATCGGATCGAATTGCTGCGGAATGAAATTCACTAGGTGCAGCGCCGTCACGCCAACTCCCGTGTAGGACAACGCTTTACCGGGATTGTTTTGCAACCAGTCATCCATTGCTTCGGAAAGTGTTTCGCCGGGTGGCGCAAACATCTCAACGATTGCCAGGTAGATGCCTAAGCCGATCCAAGCCTTGTGTCCGTACCTCATTGCGCCGCTTCCCTTTTCGCGATTTCCCTTTTGATGTAGTACTCAGCTTTCCGCAAATCCTCTAGACCGTTTTTGTATTCCGCACGCCAGCAATACTTGATCACGTTGCCCAGGCAGAACCCGAAATGCTCAGTAATGGTGATTGCTTCGATGCCAGACGGGTGCCGCGTGTAGTGGGCTGGCTTGTTGACCATGTCGGCCATCAGATGTGCGACCCCTGGCAGAAGCTTTCGTTTTGCAGTCCATGCCATTCGTGGCCGCAGCCGTGCGGACACAACAGAATCCCTTTTGCCCGTGGGCCTTTCGCGAGTGCCTCATCGACTAGGTCATCGATTTCGTCCCGCTTCTCTACATATGGAGAACCCCCCGGCCTGCACGCGGGAGACTGCGGCAGATCAGACCGGGGGGTGAGCGCAGGAGCGACCTCGACTGCGCTGGCTTCCTCCGACTTAATTGTATCACTCATGTTGTTACGCAACCGATTCCGGCATGAACACAATGCGCGAATGAAAACATGCCACGTTGTCGCTGACCTCCCTGGACGGGAAGAGCGGGTATTCGTTTCCGCTGGGATCGACGTAGCCGCAATGCCATGCGTTGTCGTGAGTCTTGACGTAGACGGCGACGGTTCCGAATTTGTTGCTTACCCTCACGGTGCCGATTGGCTGGTCTTCGATCTTCACGCCTTCCGCTCCTCGTCCTCGTAGTAGTTTTCCTCAATTCCGAAGTGCGCGTAGATGTCTCGCTTCATGGTGTTGAACCATGTTGGTGAGCGGCCCAGTCGGCGTGCCAGTACCTCGCTGCCCTGAGATGGGTTTGCGACGATCAGGTCTAGAACCTGGATGTAGTCCTGCCTGCGCTGAATTGTGTGTTCCTGCAACAGAAGTTCTAGGCATCTGCGTGCTGCGCGGAGCCTTGCTTGGTATCGCCGGTCGATGGATGGATCGTGGATGAGGATTCCCTGGCCCTCTCGCATGCCCTTGACGGCTGACTTGCCGCCCTTGAGGCGCAGCCAGGTTCGCCGGTATGCGGTGCGCTCGTCGGGTGTCATGCCGCCCCAGATTCCGTACTCCTCGCGCAGCAGCATGCTTTCGTCTAGGCACCGCTCGCTAACTGGGCATCCCCGGCAAATTGTCTTAGCCATCTCCGTAGAGGCATCGTCATCTTCTGCCTGTTCGAAGAAGAGATTGGGATCGACCGTTCCGCATGGTGCGCCCTGTCGCCAGTCCTCAACGCCGCCGTCGATAAACTCTAAGTCAGCCGCATAAGAAGTCACTGATTGGATTCCCTTCCCTCGCAAGGTGATTGGCGCACTTTCGTGATAAGTGCTACTAGGTCTTCTAACGTGCAAGTGACCCACTGTCGCGCCGGGTCAGTAGTACCGAACCGCTTATGAACAACCACACCAACCAAGGCTGAGGCGTTTCGACTCTGAACCCTAGCCTGCTCAGTCCAAGATGGAAGAGCCTGTCTAGCAACGTCTTTAGCTTGTATAACAATCGGGTGGCCGTCGATTTTTACGTTAACCACGTCGCCCTTGTCCAACGAACCCCAACGAGGGGCACGCTGAATGGTGCTGTCTCCCAACGCATCTCGTAAATAATTTGAGATGAGTGTTTCAAACGCTGTGCCAGCCTTCTTTGCTGACTGCCTGTTCCTTGCCATGCGCTAACTCCTGCTAGCGTTACTCATTTGTAACTCCTGCACCAAAACGGTGGCGGGAGGGTCGAAAAATGGGTTAGCCGCCGGGTGGCTACTTAAACTGCTAGCTCCAGCTAGCGCCCTACACGTCCTCACCGCGCTCCCCCCTCTCTCGCTCAACACTCCGAAAGAGGCTGTGCCGCAACTCATTTGCCAAACGCTTGTCCTCATCATGGCCGGGAATCCAAGTGCCGCATACCCATACGCCACTCTCGCTCCCCTCGTAGGCCCAAGTGGCGCACTCAGGTCTAACGGTGCAGCGGTTGCACAAAGCCCTAACAAGGAAGGTCAACGCCACCGGCCCACCGTCTGTTCTAATCGGCGGCAGAGTGTGATCGATCGATCCATAGCAAGCCGCGTAGGAGAACCACTCGTCCTTGCGCCGCCAGAATGCGGCCATCAGTTATCGGTGAAACTGTACGAAGAGACGTTGTCAAATCTCTGAAAGTCAAACCGCTCAATGAGTTTCAGCGTGCCCTCAGTGCCCTGCCGGTTCTTGACGATGGTGAAGTTCATCATCGGCATCTTCGACTCCTCACCGTTGTCGTCGGGTGGGCGAGAGAGGATGAACGCCGCGTCTGCCGTCTGCTCAATGCCGCCCGACTCGCGGAAATCGGATTTCGTTGGGAGCCTTGGCTTCCCGCCGTGATCTTCGATGTTGCGATTCAGTTGGGCGCACACCACCACGGCGCAGTCGAGGTTTCGTGCGATAGCCCTCGCCCTCTTCGCCATGTGATCAACACGCTGCACGCGGGACTCGCCGCTGTGCGGAGACTCCTCCATCAGTTGCAGGTAATCGATCAACACAAGGTCAAGTCCGTTGCGCTGCTTGTGAATACGGGCACGCTGACTGATCTCCTCAATCGTGAGATCGGGAGTGTCGTCAACCTCAAGGTTCAAAGAGGCACTCGCGGCAACCCACCGGCTGATCTTGCCGGAAGACTCTGCCGTCAAACGCTTCGCAGTAATCTCCGTATAGGGAACCCTTGCGCCGCAAGCCAATACGCGGCCCATCAAGTCTTCCTTCGCCAACTCCAACGAAAACACCAGAGCCTTGTGATGAGACAGTGCCGCATACAGGGCTAGCTGCGCCCCTAGCACAGTTTTGCCGCAACCTGGACGGGCACCAACCACATACAGCCTCTTGCGCTGTAGACCGCCGGTCAGCTTGTCATTGACCTGAAGCCACGGTGTCTCAATCGCAGGCCGGTCATCGTCCTGAGAAGCAGTCCAAGCCTCGTAAAGCCCTGGGAAATCAACAGATTGGCTGTCGCGGCCATCATCGACGTTGTCAAGAAACTGACGAACGGACTCAAGGGCATGATCAACATCATCGGGATCGGCATCAATGCTTATGCACTTGATCCCAAACTCGTTGACCTTCCTGATCTTCCACTTGTCGATAATGATCTGCCCGTAGGTGCCAGCATTACCGATAGCAATCGGAGCCTCAAGCAGCGTTCCCAGGTAGGAAGCGCCGCCGATCTTGCGAAGCTCCTTCAGCCTCTCCAACTTCGCGAAAACCGTTGCGGCATCGACAGCTTCGCCATCGTTGTACATCTGCTGAATCGTGGAATACAGCTTCTCATGTACAGGGTTGTAAAAGTGTTGAGCCTTCAGCCCAGCTAGGTCTGAAAAGTTTCCTGCGTTGTGGAGCAAGGCTCCGATGACTGACTGTTCTGCGAGAGCGTCGTGGGCTGGCTCGCGGATTCCCTGCAAAGTATCTGCTCCTCCACTATTTGACTGATCCATGCACGGGCCATCTCCTGATACCAAAGCTTGATCGCCTTGGGGTTATCCATATCCTCTGGCGGGTACTGCTTTTCGAACGTGACGTGGTAGCGATTCTCAATCGCCTTGACGTTCACAGTGCGCCAGCACTCCCTGAGCCATTCCTTCTCTGCCTCAAACTGATTCGCGAAAAGATCGACATCGTCGTAGCGCCCGTGACGAAGCCAGGAATGAGGCGAGGGAACGTACTTCAGGTCTGTCGGATCGACCGTCAATGCATAGGCTCTCGCCTTCTTGATGAGATGCATTGGGTCAACGCCGGTTTCAACGATCTCGCTGAAAACACGCGCAGCCTCAGTCGGCGCAATCTTTTTCGGGTACGCCTTCCAAAACTCATCGAAGGCAGCCCGATCCCTGCTACGCGCCTGACTGGGTGTCAGGCCGGTCACCAACCCGGCTCTTCCTCAGTTGCGCTGCCCCAGGCCACCTTTGGGGAATTGCCGCCACTGGTGCGCGAGGTCGGTGCCGTAACGAAGCGGAGCGTCGGGCCGATCTCATCGACATCCAACTCAAAGCTGGTGCGCTTCTGGCCGTCCTTCTCGTACTCCCGCTGGCGCAACCGGCCAACGGCAATCACCTTGTCGCCCTTGCGAAGTGACTCAGCGACGTTCTCAGCGTACTGCTTCCAGATGGAGCCGCGAAGGAACGTCGTGTCGCCGTCCTCGTACTGCTGAGACTCCTTGTTGTACCTGCGGTCATTGCAAGCAATCGTGAAGCTCGCAACGGAACTGCCTGAGTTGAGGATGCGAATCTGGGGATCAGAAGTCAGAGTCCCAATCACCGTTGTTGTCGGCAGACCAGTCAATGTCGTGTCCTTCTATGTGTGTTTCGGTTCCTTGATCACTACTAGCGTAACCCGATCCGTTGCAGGTCAATCGCCTGCTCAGGCGCTTGTGCAGCAGGATCGGCACGTCGCCGGGAAGCTGCCACGGCTTGACGTGAAATCCCTCCTCCGACGCAAGCTTTGGATGCTCCGTTACCCATCCGTGGCATCCTCTTGTTCCATCTCCGCAGAGGTAAACCACGTTGCAGCCGCACCATTCACCACCCGCTGAACGATTTTTTCTGTGGTGGTATGTGTGCCCTTCTTTACCGCACCGTTCGCACAGTCCACCTGAACGTACCAATACCGTTGCGCGGCAAAGCGTTTCACGTTTCTTGCTCACAGGCCGGGAAGGATAACTGGCGAGCCGGGTTCGCCGTCCATGTCGAGAACGAACTGAAACGGAACCCACTTACGCGGATACTCAACACCATGCATGTTGAACCAATCCCTATCCCACTCAGGCGTACTCGTAGCCCAGATGTAGTCGCCGGTCACTTCGCCGTGAACGATGCCCGACGTTATTGAGTCGCGGTCATAAACCTTGTGGTGTGCCATCCAGTCATGGACGTAATACTCAAACCATGCACCCGGCTTCAACTCCCACCCAAGCACATCAAGCGGACTCCGAATCCTATTGCGGCGCAACCAATTCCACAGTCCCACAGCAAAACCTCCAACGATCAGTTTTTTAACGAGAGCCATCGTTGTCTTCCGCAAGCAACTCGCTGGCCCATCGGGTGAAGTCATCCGACACGCCCTCGCGCTCCGCTGCGCGATCCTCAAGCCAGGACAGCAACGCTTCGATGGCCGTTTCGGTGAACGCCTTTATCTGCGCCTTGCTGTAACCGGCTGACGCAAGATGCTTGTCCCTCGCATACCTGTATGTGTTGATGACACTGTCAATGTTCTCAACCGGATAGTCAGTTGTCCGCTCAAGAAAGTGAACCATCGTTGATGTTGCAACCAAAAGCATTTCGGCTGGCATCAAAGGGATTAGCGGCTCCACGGTTGGCTTGGTCATCCCTTGGGCCTCCAAAAGTCAAGCAGGTCATCCAAAGCCGGGATGCCGAAATCCACATCGGGAATGATCCGGTTGAGGTTGTCCCTCACGTCATCCGCAACCTTTACGACATCGGCAACATTCGCCAACTGCGGAATCTGCTCCACCACAGCCTTAGCCGCTGCCGCCGCCGCGAGGGGCAGCAAGGGCAGAAGCTTCTGCGTCACGATACGGCTAGTGAAGTCTCCGATCTCCTTCTGCACCTTGTCATTTCGCAGCACAGCCAGAAAAAAATTGACCAGAAATTTGTTCACTGTTGATTCCTTATCGCTAGATTCACTCATCTTCCATCCCCATCTGTTCCTCAAGGGACGCAAACAAATCGCGCTCAACGCGCCGCTGCTCCTCAGTCGCGTTTTCGTTCATTTTTATTGCGGTAGAACGGGATAGCGCATCAGCAGCCTTGACCCCATCCGGCCCATACACAGAATGAATCCAGTTGACCAGATGACGGTTGTACCCGGCCAGCCACCCATTGATCGCATTACGTTGCGGCTCACCAATACTCTTGCTACGAGCAAGAAACTCAAGCTGAAGCCTGGGCGCATCGGCAAGCCGAAACGGAAGCATTAAATGGTCTGGATCGGGACGCTTTTGTGCAGGGGGAGGATCGGGAATCAGCGGCGGCGGGATGTCAGTCACGATCCATACCTGCCGTTAGTTGACTGATACTCCAGCATCACGTTCTTGTTCCGCACCATCAAAGTTGTTAGGTGATCGTGTAGATACTGGTTGCGTGAAGCCACTAAATCGTATGCGGCATCGAAAACCATTACGGCTGTAGGCAAGTCCAATTCCGTTGGCACCCACCACATGTCAACGATCCGATCTGCCCCGCCCACCAGGATGCCGTGAGCCTTGGCCTTAGTCGCCGCACCGCTGAAACTCATCTCAGCTTTCTTCTGCGAGAACTCAAGCTCATGCCGCCAGAAGTCTCGCTGCGCCTTGAACCACACAACCATGTCGGAATACTTCTTGATCTGATCGTCAGTCTTGATCAGAAGATCATTGATCTCTGCCGGTGTGGTCACGACACCTCATCGATGATGCCGACATCAAGAGCCTCGTTAGCGTCAAGCCACCAATCCCTGCCCGACATCGACTCAGCAAAAAACTCGTAGCTCATCTCGCTACGCTCAGCGAGGATGTTGATGAAGTTGTGAGTCCACGAATCCGCTTGCTCCAGTTCAATTCTCACCTGATGCAACGGCGCATCACTGAAAGTCAAATTCGGCTCATGCATCATCACATAGACCATCCGGCCAGCCGTGCGTAGATCGCCAGCCTGAAGGATCAACGAACCACACGACGCGGCCTGACCGCGAACCCTGGTGATGACGTAATGGCTACCACCACCCTGCTCCGAATAGGAGAGAAGCTCGCTGTAGATCGCGGTGCCAGCTTCCATGTCGCCGCCCTCAGTGTTGAGAACAACTTCCCACACAGCGCCAGTGTCAGAGGTGTCTTGCTCGTACATGGCCTGGATGAAAGCGGAAGCAACTTCCTGATCGATGAAGCCGAACAGGTTGAAGCGCACGATGTCGAGGTACTCAACCTCGTCATCGAATTCCTCAACTTCTTCCAATTCCGTTTCGTCCCAATCGATTTGGCTCACAGTTCGAACTCCACTGGTTTCCCCTTCGCGGATTGAAAAAATGCCATCATGTCTGACACTTGGTTGTTCAACTTCGCGGCCCGTAAGCCCACGTTCAAATCGATCCAGTAAAACTTGACCTCTGGATTCTTTGCAGCCAAAGGGAAGTGAACAAGCACACCCCAGTCGGAGTTCAGGTTTTCGTGCAAGTCATGTCGAGTGTTCGACTCTTGGTCATACCGCTTGCCCTTGCCGTAACCGGCCAACTGCGCCGTAAGGCCAGCAGGGTACTGGTAGTCCCACTTGCCGGTCTTCAAATCGCCTGCCACAACCCAAGATTCAGGAAGCCGCTCGCCGTCAGGGCCAACAGTGCCCTCTGGAACTTCCATCAGGTAATCGATTGAACCGGCACGCTTGATCTCATCATTGACGATCAAAATTTCCTGGTGAAGGAAGTTGATGTTCGCGACGGCAGCGGAGTAGGTCAGCAGCGGTGCGGCTAGCTCATCACGAACGATGTGCGGTGTCTGCCCCTTGTTGATCATCTCACCAAGCTTGTGAAACTCAGTGCCCCGCGCAGACGCAGAGTTCGAACCGGCCAACTCAGCAGCCTTATCGACAGCGTCGAGCAGCCTACGCTTGCCGCTGCGCCAGCCGCCATCGTCACCGGCATAGTAGGGATCGCCCTTGTACTCGTTCAACAAGTTGGCGATCTCAGCCTGCACCGTCTTCGACATGACCGTTCCGATAGCCGCCATAGCTCCCTTGAAGTTGGCGAGTCCATCACTGCCACCCTTGAGGTTCGCGCCAGCGGAAGACGTTCTGCCGTAAGGCATTACGTTCTTCTGATCGGCCTTGAAGTAACGCTTGTTGTCCTTCGCGGTAACCCACTCGCCGGTCATCGGCGGCTCGCCTGGAGGAGAGACGAGAACCTGACCACGGTAGTTCCGCTTGACTTGATAGTCAGTCACGGATGCCGCCGTCCGCGTAATTCGGATTGTTGGCGCAAGCGCAATCCTCTTTGCCGCACTTGTACGGAGTGCCGCTTGGCACACCGTATCCCGGCTCTCTGACGGCAAGCTCAAGCTTCGCGTCACGGTAACCGGCAGACCAATCCCAATGCGACTGCGTCACAGAGATCGCAAACCCGACGAAGACCATCACCGCGATCACGGCAGAGATTGACGATGACGGCTCTGCAATCGCAGCAGAAGAGAGAAGGAAAGCCAGAAGCAGCAGCATCTGACCAATCACCTTGAGGCTCACTGTGATAGCTCCTTGGCAGCGGCCTGCTCAGTGAGCTTGTCGGCGTACTCACCGATGTATCCGATCAGATCGGCATTCGCCGTGAGCGGCTTGCCGTACTTCTTGAAGAAGTTCGACTGTGCATCGTCCTTGCTGACACCGGCACGCTTCGCGGCATCGATCAAACGCTGGAACTCAGCCTTCGCCTTGGCCGCGTTGTTCGCATCCGGCAGCGTTGCCTTGTTGCCGTCGTCGTCATCCTCGTCGGTGACAAGGCCCAGCACTGAAGACCAGCCGTACCGGCGCAGGTAGGTGATGCCCGATCCCTGCGCCTGCGGATCGCTCTTCGCAAGCGCGAGAACCGTTGTGTCATTGATGTATTGGCCGCTCTCATGCGCCAACCACGTTGTCAGACCAGGCTTCCCATCAACGGAACTGGCGAACTGTGTGATCACCAGACCGTACTTGCCCATCACCGTCTCAGTGGCTTCCTGAACAGCCTTGAGCGTTGCGAACTTGCTCTTGAAGTGCGGGTTGTACCCGTCCTTCTTCACCGCCGGGAACTCAGCCCGTGCCTTGATGAGCGCCGGAAGCAACTTGTCCAAAGACTCCGAAAACTGCTTACTCACTTGCGTCCCTTCCGTTTTGACACAGCAATGTTGATCGTTCCCTGATTCTTGATCGCCCTATCCAACAGGGCCACAACGTCTTCCAGATTGACGTTCTGCTCGTCTGCAACGAAGTGGCCGATTGTCGTGTAGCCCTCTGGCAGTGCGCCGACAATCGCGTGATGTGCCGTCCACCATGCGACGGCTGGATTGTTGGGCACAGCGGCTTCCAGCGCCTCGTTGAGGAACGAGTAGATGAACGCCTCGTTCGTTTCGGTGACGTAACGCCGCGTGATCTGTAGCAGTCCCATCACGCCCTCTGGGTCTGGCGTTGCCCTCACGCCCAGCTTTCGCTCAAGGCGTTTTATCTTGTCGTGTTTCACAGAACCCATTCTGCCCCAACCTGTTCCAGGTCGAGGCCATTCCATGCCAGGGTTCAACGATTGAACTGCATTCGTATTTGATGCACCAAACACGTTGGCAGGCAACACATTTCATTTTTCGCCCACCCAACTGTTGTCGGAATCTTTGGAGTAGGGCCAAGGCTGCCCACCGAAGTCTTTGAGTAGTTCCACTAACACTTTGCGTCTCTTGAGGATGTCGCCAGTCATCTTTGTAATACCCACAGCGCGGCATTCGGCATCTAGCTGCCGCAACGTCATTGCCGTCGCAGAGCGAGCCTCTAACAGGTCATACCTGGGCATGTAGCACACAATGAAGGCAACCGGCTTTACACCCGCAACGGGGCGCTGACCAGTAAGAACAGGCACCCCCGGCCACGACACCGGGGGTGGCGCAACCAGCGTTAGCGGTGCGACAGCCAGTCCACGGCGGGAAGGGAATTCACCAAGTAGGACTGACCCCTGCGTCTCAGGGTACACCTGTCCGCATCAAAGATTTTTTTTTATTAAATCCCAAAAACACTGCGCCGCAGCACGTTTGCGTAACACATTCCTTGCCCCTAGGTGGCTGGGACGGGCACTTGGGAACGCACTCTAGCGACTGCTCTGGTTCCAGCTTGGACAGTCCGCGTTTCACCAATCAGATTCACACACAACGTGATTGGTTGGCCGACACCACCACAGTGCCGACGCTCTCGCGCTATCACCGGCCACCACAAGCTCCGACTACACACGCGGAAACAACCCGGCTATGACCCGTGACGCTGACCGGCAAGTAACAACCGGCTGACCCCCTCGCGGAGGAACTTTGCAACCACCGTTCTACACCTAGTGACTGACAAGA